CGATCGCGTCGGCGTCCTCGAACCCAATGTCGAACGCGATGACGTAGACCCAGCCGGCACGCGGCGCGTCCTCGAAGTCGCAGGCGTTGCGGAGCGGGTCGTAGTGCAGCGCCAGGGCGTCGTCGTCGCGCACCCACTCGCCCAGGTACTCGCGTCGGTACGTCGGGTTGAAGGCGTCCCACCCGTGCTCCTCCCGGATCTTCGCCAGGATGGTTTCCACGGTGGCGCCTTGCCGGCGAACGGGGAGGTAAACGTTGTCGACGAGCGTCCAGTGATGGCGCTCCCACTTGCCCGCCTTGGTGCCCTGGTCGGCCTCGTAGAACGTCCCGCCCAGCACCGGGCCCGGCGTGCCGGTCAGCGCCAGGTAGCCGTCGTAGTCCAGCAGCGTGGGGCCAACGATGTCATCGATCAGCGGCTTTAGCACCCGCTCGGGGATGCTCTGGGCCTCGTCGATGTTGACGCCCTTGTACCGCTTGCCGCGGATCTTCGCGATCTCGCGCTCGTTGTTGGCGCCGGCCAGGACGATGTCCGCGCCCTTCGGCATCTTGAGAATCAGGTCGCCATGGTTCGGGATGCCCCCCAGGCCGTGCTCGTAATTGGCCCGCAGCAGGTCGTTCCAGACGATGTCCTTGGCGTTGCGCCGGGTCATCGTGCAGTAGAGCTGCGGGACAAACGGCGGCTCCTGGGCAAGCAACAGCATGCGATCGTCGACGCTGGTGGTCTTGCCGCCGCGCCGCGAGCATCGGGCCACAAGGCGCTTCGCTCTCGAGGTGACGAAGGCAAACTGCTTGGGGTTCTCTCCGCACAGCGCCCCGGCCGTGAACTTCAGCCGCGCCCGCTCGGCTCGCAGCTCCGCGATCGCGCGGACGTTCATGGGCTACCCGTACTTCGCGGCCTGCTCGGCGGCTGCGATGCAGGCGGCGTCTATCGCGGGGTCGCGCACCGTCTCGGCCACCACCGCCTGCTTGGCCTCGAACTCGTCCGCCTCGCGCAGGAAGATCTCAGCCTGCACGACCGCGTTGCACATGTCGCACGACGCGCGGGCGTGGTCCCGCACACGGACGCCATGGCCGAACGATGACCGCCCAGCCAGCACCAGACGGCGCATCAGCGCCGTCAGGTTGGCGAACGCTTCGCCTTCCTCGGTCATTTCTTGACCTTCGCGACAGCGGCAGCGATGGCGCCGACGGGCGCCTCATCCGCCTCGGTCGGCTCGAACTCAACGTAAGCCACGTTGGACAGCGGCACGCCCACCGAGTGGACCTTGCCCCCGTCGGTGCGCGACACGACCAGCAGGCCGCCCACCTGGTCAATCTCCACGCCCTTGCTCGTGCGCGCCGACAGCTCTTCGCTGGGCCGCGGGCCGGGGATGCGGACGGTGTCTTTGAACTTTGCTCCGAGGATCTTCATGCTCGCTCCAGCAGGTAGGGGTTGAACGTGTAGGCGCGCCCGCGGCTCGCCCATTCGCGAATCACAGGCGTCCAGTGGGTGCAGGTGGTCAGCGGCTTGGGGCCCATCACCAGCAGCGCGCGGGCAATGCCGAGCCGCCTGAACGGCGCCTTCACATATGCGTAGTGCAGGATGCCAGGCGCGGCGCAGGACCAGCCAAGGATCGAGTCATCGTCGCCTTCGGGGTGCGCCACCAGCGTGGCACTGCCGCGCAGGCACCTGTCCACGACGCCCCAGTGCCCGTCGTCCGAGAAGAACACGCCGTTCGGCACGTGGCTCAGGTGGCCGTGCTCGTGGTAGTTCCGCAGCCAACTATTGCGAATGAACGCCAGGTCATCAGCGCGGGCAAGGCGTACCGCGATCGGCAGGTTCTCGCTCATGCAGCAGCACGCCCGTTCCCCGACTTCTGGGATACCAAAAGCCGAATTGCGACCCGCGCAGCCTCACGGACAGGCAGCCGCATCTCGCCCGCGAGCCAGTGCAGCGCCTCGGTCTCGGCGTCGGTCAATCGCACCTGCAGCTTCCACGCGGTCACGCTGCTGCGCCCGCCTGGCACCTTGGGCCTTCCCATGTGCGTCTTGGGCGTGGCCAGCATGATGGCGCGCAGTCGGTTGACCGTCGCGTGCACCAGGCGCACGTAGGTCTTGCAGCGCTTCGCAATCTCACGCATCGGCACGCCCTCGGCGTGGGCCGCCCAGATGGCCCGGTCACGCGATAGCTGCCACCGGTGGTCATGCAGGAAGGCCGAGGCGAGCCGGTAATACTCGGCCTGGGCCTCGTCGGCGCTCTCGTGCCCTTCCTGGAATCGCTTGTCGGTCTTCAGCAGCCCGTTGTGCTCGTCGCCGGTCTCGATGTCCTCGAAGCCGGCCGCCTTGAGCTTGCCGTACCACTCCCGGCGCAGGCGCTCGGGGATGCTCAAGGAATGATCCCCGCGCCCTGGGCGTGCTCCAGACCATGGGCGGCGTCGCAGACGAGCACCCGGCCCGCGGGACGGTGCTCGATGAGCGTTCGTTCAGGAGACGCGAAAATCCGGTCAAGCATCTGGCTCGACGCCGCGATCGTGCGAGCGTCGACAACAAACGCCTGGTCACTAGCCAGCCAGCGGTCGTAGACGAGGTTCAAGACACCTCGCCCCGCTTCGCCTCGGCCTTGCGCGCCAGCTCCTGCGCAAGCTCGTCCATCTCCTCGGGCGACAGGTCGGCAAGCGGCTTCTCGTCCTCTTCCTTGCGCTTCGGCACGTGTGCGCCGACGCGATCGAGGTACGCCACAAGTGCCGCCACCTGCACCTTGTCCTCGGCGGGCATCTGGCGCAGGCCGAAGGTCGTCACGCCCATGCCGATGAGGCGCAGCCTGTCGAGGGCAGCCAACGCCAGTGGACCGGCGTGAATCTTCTCGATGGCCGCCTGCAGCTCGATGCGCTCGCGGCTCTTGCCACCCGGGTTACCCGACTGTCCAGGCTTCCAGAGATGCGGCCGCAACACGCGATCGCGCTGCGCTGCCTGCCGCTGACTAACCTGTTTCTCGCTCATGCAAAAGCACCGGCGTTCTCACGAATCGGTGCTTCAGATCCGCTTGTGGCAGGACCAAGCGTGGTAGTCAACCTTACTTGACTATCTGCACCGCGTCGCACACGGCGGACATAGTCCGAGATCCTTTTCCCAACCACGTTGCCGGGAAGAAGACTCGGTCTATGTTCGGTGCGAGCCAGAGGGGAGTGCATCCAGACAGCTGCTGCAGCCGGCTCGGAATAGCTTGACCTTCCCCAGGAGACCCGCCGCGTGGCGATAGCTCCCAGCTTTTGCCAGCTCCGATGCAGCCCAGGCTTTCCTGGCGTCGGATGCTCACGCGCTATCTTCCTTGCGCGGGTCCCCCTCCGATACGCGGCTTTGTCGCCGCACCTGCTTGTTTCGCGACCGCTCGTTCAGCGGCCGACTGGCGGACAATCTGCGTCGCACGGGCCAGCGCAACATCCGCTTCCCGGCCGAGCTCGGCCATGGACTTCGCGGGCATCGTGCGCTTGCGCTTCTTGGGCACCGTGCACGTCGGGCACCGATGTGCGTACCTGGCACCATCCGCCGGCGCGACGTAGCCCGAGCCGTGGCACTCCGGGCAGTTCATCGCGCCGCCCGTCGTCGCTGCATCGCCAGGATCGCCCGCACGCGCGACCTCGCGATGTGCGCCGCCTCGGCAATCTGCGACACCGTCCAGCCTGCAGCCCGGGCAGCCACGACCTGGGCGTTGCGCTCGGTCTTCTCGGGCTTCATTGCGCCGCTCATTGGGGCGACCACCTGTGATCCCTGACCATCGTGCGCAGCTGGGCATTCCGCGCCGCGTTCTGCTGCCGCACGCGAGGGTGACCCGCCGCCACCAGCGCCGCATGCTTCTCGCGGCAGCCGGGGCAGTCGACGTGCTTCCGCTGCTGGGCGAAGGTGAGGTTTTCGCGGGCGCCGCAGAGCGCGACGTCGATGGCAGGTCCGACGCGCCGATGCTTCATGGCTCCACCTCCAGCCCCGCGGCCTCCAGCCCCTGGCGGATTGTTCGGCGCATCGACAGCAGGCTGCTCAGCGTCGAGCCCCACAGTTCCGGTGGCCCACCGGCTTGCTGCCCGCCTCCCCCGCTGTCCCGCCATCGCTTCCAGGCCAGCGCCGCTTCGACGTCGGTCAGCAGGCAGCGCAGGGCAGCTTCCAGCGGGTTCATGGCTGGCACCACCCCATCAGCACGCACCCCCAGATCACGCCCACGAACAGCAGCGCCTCGCCAAGCTCTTGCCACGTCATGGCCCATCCGTCCCGTCGTAGGCGAGCGATTCGCAGACCTGCGCGGCGCGCTCGGCGCAGTCCTTGGCGTCGAACAGGCGCGTCTGCATGTCGCGGTGTAGCGGCAACTCCTCGCCGCCGCCGTAGACGAACCGCGCAGCGTCCGCAACTCCCTGAGACGGCGGCATAGGCCTCTCCGACGGCGGCGACCAATAGCGGTGCGGAGACTCCTCATCAGACCGGAGCCTGCTCGCACCCACGCGAATCAATCGGGCTGCCTCCAGAAACGCTTCCTTCGTCATGCCGCCACTCCTTGGACTTGGGCGCGGGCACTGAGCGCCGCGCAGATCTCCTCAGCGTTCCGAATCTTTGCCAGTGCCGCCGCGCGGGCGAGCTCGCCCAGCTGCCGAGCCGTGCCCCCCGCCGCGATCCAGTCGGACGCGTCGCCCTTCTCGGGCAGGCCAGGCAGCACCACGATCAGCGACCGCAGCAGCCAGGTCGACGCCTGCATTGCGAACTGACGGCCCGGCTCGTCGTTGTCCGGCAGGATCACCACCGTCCGGTCGCGCAGCTGGTCGGCGTACTCGGGCCGCCACGCACCAGCCCCCCCGGCGATCGTGGTCGCGAGCAGGCCGATCCGGCGCAGGTTGTCCACGTCCTTCTCGCCCTCCACCAGGCACACCGGGCGCGTCGGTGCCGCCAGCAACTCAGGCAGCCGATACAGCACGCGGCGGACGTCGCCCAGCTTGTAGGACCAGCCATTTTTCGTGGGCGTGCGCTGGCGGAAGCTCTTCGGATCGAGGCGCTGCACCTGGTAGAGCAGCACCCCGGCCTCGTCGAAGTAGTCGTACTGCGCGACCACCTTGCCGGGTGATGGGGCTGGCGTTCGGGGCCGGTCCGTCGGAACGAACAGGTCGGACATCTTCACGCCAATGGCCTCCGTGACCGCCTCCAACTTGCAGCCGGCGAAGCACTTCAGCAGCAGGGCCCGATCACCGACCGTGATCTGCAGGCTGCGCTTGTCGTCGGCGTGCGCCGGGCAAGCCGCCATGTGGCGGTCCTTGCCGATGGTGACCAGGCCGCCGCGCTTCTCGAGCACTGCCCATGCTGGCGCGGAGGTGGACATCAGTACATGTCCTCCCCTCGCCCGGCCACGATCGCCTCGACCACTGCCCAGTCGCGCTTCTCGATGATGGCCCGGCGCGCCTTGTCCGCGGTGGCCTGGTACATCCGCTGCCCCGCGATCCCGTGCTTGCTGAGCCACTGCACCGTCTTCAGGTCGGCGAGGCCCGCCCGCTCACGTGCGCGGATCGTCTTCGACAGCCGCTGGGCGTCCGCGTCGGTGAGCGTGGGCGGGACCGTGCCCATCTTGTTCCACAGGTAGCGCCGCATCTTCAGCGACGGGGGCGGGGCCAGGTGGCCGGCGACGTCCGTCTGCGGCGGCAGGCCGAACGCTGCGAACGGGTCCACCGCCTTCCCCCACGCGAACTGAGCCGCCTGGACGCGCGCCACGCGGCGAGCTTCGGCCTCCCGCTCACCGTCGGACAGTCGCCGTGCGGCCTCCAGTGCCCCTTCGACGTCGCCACCGCCGTCACGCTCCAGGATCTCGCGCGCCCGCTTCTTGGTCGGCTCGTCATCGAGCTTCCCGGCGAGCGCATCGATCGGGTCCGCCACGGCGTGCTTACCGAGGTTGCCGACCGCATCCAGGATCAGGGCGTCCGGCTTCGAGCTCGCGCGGATGGCCGCACGGCGCTCTTCCGCGGTCGCGTAGGCGTCAATGTTCGCGTCCTCGGACGGTCGCGCGCCCCGACCCATCTCCTGGATGTGGCGCGAAATGCTGCGGGTCGGGCGGCCCTGGTAGATGTACGCGATGCCCTTGTCGTCGTAGCCCTCGACCACCACGCCGCAGTTGCAAAGGTGGACAAACTGTCCGGCTTTGTGAGCATCGAAGATCTGCTTCTGCTCGTCGCGGGACATGCTGCCGTCGACAGCGCGGGCGCTTCCTGGCGCCATCATATTGAGCGTCTTCGCGGCGACGTGGGCGATCTCGACGCGCGGCCAGTAGCTCACCCCGCGGCGCCCCTCGTGCAGATCGTGGATGTCCTTGCACATACCCTTCAGCACCTCGGGCGTGAGCAGCCCGGCGATCGCGTCGTCGGTGTAGTCGTCGCCGGACTTCTTCAGCTTCGACAGGTCAAGGCGCTGGTGACCTGGAACCACGCGAACGCCGCACAGCCACCCGTCGGCGATGGCGGGCCCCATCATGTAGTCGGCGCAGGTCGCCTCGTACACCAGCTGCATCGCCTTGCCGTCGAGGCGCTGCGGGGTCGCGGACAACCCGAGGATCCTGGCCCGCTCGAAGTAGGCCAGCACCC